GAAATTTTTTGTCTGGCAACTCTTTCTTTTAATACTTCAGGTTGATATTGTGAAATTGCAAAATCACTAGTAGTTGCTGTTGGATTAGTTCCAATTGCAACAGCAACAGCAGCACCAACAGGAACAATTCTAATGAAGCCACTTTGAAGAGTGATTGCAGCACTTTGAGTAGATGCAGCACCAGCACTTGCAATTGGCGTCACTGTCTGAACTATTTTGTAAGACATATTTATAATTGGTCTTTTATCTAATTATTTAGTAAATCTCTCTCCATCTAATAGAAACTCCAACATTACTAGGATCTGTCCCAAGATTACTTACACGAACTGAGAAGATTTCTGAATCTGTTGAATCAAAATTTTGTGTTAGATAATTCTTTTTAGATGTTGGTCCTGATTGGGCAACAGTAGTTGTTGCTGATGGTTTTGTTATATTTTGACTGTCTCCTGCAGCATAACCACCCATAAAGTCTTCAAAATATACAGTACTAATTCCAGTTGCAGTTTGATTATATTCAACAACCGATTCATCATTTTCAGAAACCCAAGAACCTGTTGTATTAATTCCAATTGAACTTCGTAATTTTACAACTTCATATTTTACATTTGACCCACTACTAAACACAGAGACATCTTCAAGTTTTACTGTTGCTCTATTTGGATATCCCTTAAATGAATTCTTCAATCTAATTGCAATAATTGGAATTGTAGTACCAACACCAACAGTTCTAAGATTTGTTGTATGTGAAAATTCTCTTCCTGCCTCTGTATATCCACCTTCACTCATCACGGTAGAACAAATTTGAATGAATGAACCGCCAGCACCTACTTGTGTTCCTACATTTCTAACCTCACATCTTACAGGAAGATTTGGATTGGACATATAGACAGTTGGAATATGATTTGCATTATAGAATTCGTGGCAGACAACATTCTTACCATCAATTGCAAATCCACAACGAACTCTACCGACACCTAACCATTCAAAGTCAGTAAAGAATAATTGAGTCTTAGTAATATCTAATGTAAATCCAGAGGGGTCTTGACCATTCAATCTATCTTTATTCCATTCAGATTGAGTGACTCTTCTATCTGAAGCAATTCCAGTTACATAGGACCTAATTACAAAACTCAAAGTCCCATCTGGTGCTTGCTCAAAGAAAATACCATCCCTATCATCAAAATATCCAGTTCTCTTATATACATTTTGTTGTGTCGCACCAAAATTAAATGTAGAGAAAATCAATTGCGATTTGCCAGGCATGTAATGATGATATCTTTTTGTCTGGTGAATAGTGTATCCATCAGTACTAATACCAGAACTTAAAATTGCAGCAGCTTGATTTACGTCAAAAGTTACACTTGATCCAGTGCCAACTACAACATCAATAAAATCTGGATCAATAGAATAGAGATGCTTATAATCTCCAAGGGTATATGGTTCTGATATTCGTAGTCTACCAAAAGCATCATCTCCTGGCTTCCACGGATCATACAAGTGTGACATTAGACTACCCTCCAACCATTTCTATAAACAAAAGTAAGTGAACCATAATCATAAGCAATAATTGCGCTGCTTCTACCATCAATAGTATCAGAACCAGATGGAAGGATTGTAATATATCTATTAACTCCCTTAGATGCTTCTCCAAGTTCATCTTTTACTATATAAGTCTTTCCATTCTTTTTTGGAGTTGGGAGCGTGACTGTAACAGCCCCTGCATAATTAACTCCAATATAATAATCTTGTGGTGTTATTGTGTATGATGAGGCAGTTATATATTTAAGTGGCATATCCATATATGCCAAATTAGTCTCACCACCACCACCTAATGTGGAAAGTTGTTGCTGAATTCTTGAGAGAAAAAGACTATAATGTTTTTGTAGATCATCAAGTGTTGCAAACTTTTGATCCAAAGGAGTTAATGGATCTTGTTGTTGCTTAACTGTTGATGGTTCTGCAAGAAGTCCTAAAGATTTTTCAATTAAAGATTCCTCTTTAATTTCAATTTGTTCTTCAACATCTAAAGATTTTGATATAATCTCTTCAGGTACTTCTTCTTTTTTATATTCTTTTGCTAAAGGTTTTACAAAATCTTCAAAAAAAGAATTACCAATTAAGTCTTGAAATTCTTCTTTTTTTTCTTTTTTAGCAGTGTTTACTGTTTTGAAAAAATCAATTAATTCTTTATTGATTCCATCCACTTAGTATCACTCCTCGTCAAACATTGACGAAAACATATTTCTAGATACTACAGGTTTTAATTCATCAATTATTCCAGATGATTTAGTGTAGAGAATTTCTTTAATTTTATCAGAAACTTCTTCAGGAGATCCATCAGTAAGTATCATGTCCATTAATTCATTAGTAGATTCCATAAAAAAATAGTATTTTGAATTATTTATATCTCAGCTCCTTTGATATTTGTAATCTTATTATCAGAGGATAGAGTATCTGGTTCTTTAGGTGCCACTCCCATTGGTTCATTTCCTGCTGCCATTGGATCTAAAGGCATACCATCTGGACCTACTGGAGGCATTAATTTTGGATCTGGATATAATCTATCTTTAATCTCTTTCTTGATTAAATTATCCTCATCAAAGATTTCTTGATCAGTTTGTCTTAAGATCTTCCTTCTTACATAGTCTCTTGAATAGTAAGTTCCAATGTAAGGTTCAATTGCAACCATAAGATTGAGTCTTTCATTCATTAACTCAGTATCTTTTAATTCAGAGAAATGTCCATCATAAAGATAATCATATTGAATATGATCACTCATTTTTTCCCAATCTTCTGGGGTTACAATATTTTTTAAGATTAACTGAGTTTTAAGCATGTCATGGAAGACATTGCTAAATCTTTTTCTTAGTCTTCCTACAAACTTACCAAACATCAGTTCATCTCTAAGAATTTCAGATGATCTTCCTAGATTAAATCCACCATCAGAAGCAGTTCTAGATTCTGGGACATTCAATGCTCTGAAGAGTTTCTTCTGAAAATACTGAACATCAGTTAATTCTCCTAGGTTTTGTCCACCAGGAAGTGTAGTGATTTCAGTACCCCTGCCACCTTCTCTACGAGGTAACCAGAAGTCCTCCATCATACTCATGAACTTCTTATCATCCCTCATCTCTCCAGTGCTTGCATCATATACCAACTTATTCCTATAGCGATTCATTACATCCCTAAGGTACTGCTCAGCTTTTACTTTAGGAAGATTGCCAACATCAATGTAAAAAATTCTTCTTTCTGGTGCTCTAGAGAGTCTATAGATGACAAGAGCATCCTCAATCATTCTTAATTGATTGAGTGCTTTAATTGCTTTGTGTAGATAAGAAAGCGTAAGTTGTCTATTTCTATCTACAAGGCCTGATGTTACAAATGTAACTGCATCCTTTGAAATTGGAATTCCTTTATTTGCTGCAGCAGTTTTTTGAATATGCCCTAGTGGGAAATACAGAAAATATTCTTCTATTTCTGGCTCATTGAAATCAGAAGCTTCTTGTCTGCTATTATAAACACCAGCATAATTATCAGTTCTTTTCTTTTCTTTCCTAATAAATTTAGTTTTTAAAGCATCCATAAATCTAAGATCTTGGATGCCTTCTTCTGGTTTTTTTAAATCTATAACTTTATGGTATAAAATTCTTCCATCTACGTACCAATTCTTAAAGATCTCATGGGATTTTTTATCAAAATCCATAAGATCTTTAATGTATTTAAACTCATCTCTAATAATTTTCTTCAGTCCATCACTAGCGTTTAAATTGCTAAGTTCAATTTCAACAGGAGAATCATTAAGATCACTTACAATAGCTTCATTAACGACATTTTCAATGGCACTATCACACTCTGGGTGAAGTGCCATCTCTCTATATCTTTTGATTAGATCATATTCATTTCTATAGACACCCTCAATATCTACATATTGACCATAAAAACCACTAGTTAGATAGTAATCAACCCCATCCTCATTGTTATCTGGGACAGGGGAGATCGCTTCTTTTGGTAATTTATTGTCGTCTTCAAGTGAAAACCCAAAAAGTCTTGCCATTGTATAATTTTAAACTGTAATAGTATTTAGACTATGCTGGAGTTGGGTAATCCTGCAGCATCATTAGCTTCCCACCATTGAACTTGAAGATCTACAGTAAATTCTTCAATTTCATTTTCATTATTATATGATAAATCAATAGCAGAAACACTAGTTGGGAATACCCCATGAACTGTGTACTTCCTTAAAACTTGAATTTCTGTGCTATTCTGATCTCCTCTAGTTGACAATGCTCCAACAGGACCTCTAGAGAGTTGAGAAACACTCATGTCTGTCATATAATCAGCAGGAGCAATCGTTCCAGATCCATCAGATACTTTGGTGATATAATTCATCCACCTTTCAAAAAAGCTTCTCCATCTGAAATCAGTATCATTAATAACTGTTATTGTCCAGACATCAAATGTTCTGTCTCCAGCAATTTTAAGAGTTCTTCCTCTAAAAGGAACTGGAATTTCAGCAATAGTTGATGCAGGCATACTAGCTGCCTTGATCATCATTAAGTCTCCCTGATCAAATGAAATTCCAATTTCTTGGAAAAATCTTCCACTGGGAGTACCACCACTTGCTCCAGTATTACTACTGTCAAAAGTTACTTCAAATAAATTGCTGCGTGCACCACCACCTTTTAATTTTGTTTTAAATGCATCAATAGTTCTGTCTTGAAATCTTGCCATTTTAGGTTCTCCGATTTAAATTAAACTGTACCTACAACTGTTGCAAATGAAACCCCAGTTCTGGTGGCGACAAATGTAAGACCAATAAAATTAATTGATCTTGCGGGCTTCACATAAATGTCAGCAATAAATTCATTTCTGTCAATTACATCTGGAGTGTTATTTGATTCATCACAAATTAATAAGTAATCACTAATTCCCCTCTTAACCTGAACATCTCTCAAGTATGGTTCAACAACATTAATGAAGTTTGCTCTTGTTGTTGCATCATTAAATTCAAATAATTGATCATCTGCAGCAGATTCTACTGCTTGTTCAATAGCAATAAAGAGTTTTCTAACATTAATTCTATCAAATGCAGATTGATAAGATAATGCAGTCTTATCTCCAAACAAGATAATACCAGATCCTGGGGAAGAAATAATAGGATTAATTCTTTGAGCATATAGCTCATCTCTATCTGATTGACCTGGATTGTATGCTAATTTAATCGTAAATTTCAGAGAACCTCTATTTTTTCCTGCTGGTGAGTACCAAGGGAATTGATTGAGGTCAGTTCTAACACAGACCCCTGCAATGTCAGATGAACATGGCATGTAAACAAATTGTTGATTAAATCTATCATAGACATATTGATATCCACTATCAAACACTGCATATGATGAAGATGTTAATGGACTAAAGAATGAAAGAACATTATCAAGTTGAGCTGATTGTGGGACAACATTTACAACAGTATCTCTGGATGGAGAAATAAATGCAATACAATCTTTTCTGGTTTCTGCAATACTGATAAGTTTATTCGCTTTAGCTTGCTCCTGCTCTTTACTTAGAGAAGCACCACCTTGTAGTAAATAAGTAATATCTACTTCAGCATCATTAGAGAATCTATCATATGCATCAATAATATCTGATAGTGCTACTGAGAACCCTCCTTCTGCTCCATTATAATCTTTACCATTACTTAAGGTGAATGAAGCATTTCCAATTGAATTGAATGTGGTATTTTCTGATTCTACACCCCAAATTCCTGAATTTTCTGCTTGTACAGTGAATGCACTTGAGAATTTAACTGCAACTGGGTCTACTCCCCAGAAAGCATCTGTAGCATCTCCAAGAGATTTTCCAGCAAAAACGTATCTAGAATTTAATCCAATATAATCTTTATAATAAATTTTAGTTGATGGAGAAACTGTAGCATCAGTAGCTTTTGAAAGATTTACAAATTTCTCAAGAACAGTTTGAGATGTTCCAGAAATGTTTCCTGATTTTTTACTATCAATAACAACAACGTGCATTGCATCATTAGAACCACCTCTATCTGCAACATAAGCATTAGTGGTTGGTTTTGGAGCAATACTCTTCCATGGAATAGTGGCAAAATCTCCTTTTGTGGTATCTAAGATATTTTGACTATTATACCAGTCTTTGACACTAGAAGGAGTTGCTGCTGTTGCTGTGGTCCCAGCATTATTGACTATATTTAAAGATGTTGCTGTAAATGAATAAGAACTATTTTCTGTGTAATTTTGAGTAGTCTCTACTCCACCAACCACTTTGGAAACTACTCTAACATAAAGTTCAGAAGATCCTACACCAGTGATAATTCCCTTTAAGAATCCAGATGCTACTGAAGTTGTTCCAACTCCAGCAATGGTTCCAGTTAATGTTTGAGTAACACCATACCCAACACTAACTCCAGTAGTATTGATTCCAGACAGAGTTTGGTCTGCAAGGTAGTCAATGACACAAACTTTTAACTCTTCTGCCCAATATCCAGGCTCTCTTGCTGCCCAATAGAATGATGTTGAATCTTCATAAGATTCTTTATAGACATCATAATTTTCAATTTTAAGTGAGGTTGAACCTACTCCAACTCCAGCATTAGCATTTTTGAGGTTGGTTCCATTACATCTTACTACTTGTAAACTTCCCCCATAAGAAAGAAAGTTTGATGCTGAATACCAGTGCTCATAATGATAATCGTTGATAGATGGAGTTCCAAATACTCTCTTTAATTCATCTTCATTTCTAATAGTAACAATCTGATTAACAGGTCCTTTAGCGAAAGGTGCTGCAATTCCTGCAGATATTGAAGAGGTATTTTGAATACCACCTCTCGTCAGATCTACTTCCCTTACGCTAATACCTGGAGATGCTAAGCTTAAAGCCATTTTGACTCCTCTAGTGCTTCATTTTGCTCTAAAAGTATTTATAAATTTCTAAGTTTACCTGTAATCCCACATATATGACATGTCTCCATACTCATCAGTATGCCAAACATCACCTTCAGAATCTACTTCTACTGCAATTCTTTCTGTTCCATCAACAATAAATCCAAATGGTGACATATCTTGCTCTATTTGATTCTTTTGTTCTTCATATAATCTTTTTCTTACATCTTGTTCTGTTAGTTCTTTAAAATAATCTTGAGCAACTAACCAAGCATAGATTACCAAGCACATAGCAAGGTCATCATTACACCCCTCTTCTGCTTCAAAGGAGTTGTGCTTTTGTATAAAAGTTGTCAATTCACTAATAATCTCATAATCATTGAATATAAGTTTATCTTCCTCAATCATTGTTTTTAAATTGAGACAACCAACCTTTTTAACAGTCTTAGACATTTTAAGTCCAAGTTGAGTTTTCTTTCCTGAGAATCCTTGTCCAACAATTTGACCTGCTCTACCTCTCATAGAACACATAAGAAGATTTTGATACTCCAAATCATATTGAATAATTGCTGCTACCTGATCTCCAACATCATTTACTTCGCATAAAATAAATGCATTATTGTATGCTTTTGCTACTTCATGAATGATGTTTGGAAAAATCATAGGTTTAATTTCATTATTCCTATATTTTGCCACTATAACATGTGGAAACTCAGTTATGTCATAAACTACAAAAGCAGAGTAATCTCCACCAACTCCTCTGGCAACATCAACAGTAATTAAGTAATCATGCCCATCTTTATAATCTTGATAAACATCTAATCCTTTACTTCTCTTTACTGGATCATCATATACTAAACTTTTTAATTTGCTTGGTGAAATTAAGGTATCTACTGATCCTAGGAATTCACATTCAAATTCTACTTTAAATTGCTGCTCACTAGTGTTTGCAATGGTTTGCTTTTTCCACTCAGAATCTCTTCCTGGAACTTCTGACCAATGAACTTCTGTTGCTACATATTGATTCTTACCTCTTTCTGCATCATGCCAGTATCTGTAAAAATGATTCATCCCATGAGGGGTTGAAACCATAATTACTTTAGTTTTTGTGCCAGACGAGATAGTAGGATAAACAGAGGCAAAGAATTGGTCTGCAATATGGTTTGGAATAAATGCGAACTCATCAAGGAATATGATATTATAGGATCCACCACGGACAGCAGATGCAGATGTAGAAGCAGCCAATATCTTTGATCCATTTTCCAATTCCATGGAACCTTTGTTCCAGGCTAAAATTCCCTGCTGTAACCATTTAGGTAAATTTTCATATGCAGTTTGCAGTCTATTAAGCAAATCTCTTGCTGTTGATGCTTTGTTAGCAAGAATTGCAATATTCACATTATCATTAAAAATTGCATAGTGTAAAAGATAAGACACAACAGTTGTAGATTTGCCTGTTTGTCTAGGCATTTTGCAAATGTTAAATCTATGATCATGGAAGTTTTTAATTAACTTCTCTTGAAAGTGATATGGTTTGAAAAGTTGAAGACCATGATCTAGGGTGACAATTTGAACATAGTTTTTTGCAAAATAAACAGGGTCATTTTTGCACTTTACAAATTCAATGATTTGATCTTCTGAAAATTCAATTGAGGTATTAGCCTTTTTTAAAAGCGGATTACCTAGATATACATCCTGACCCATAAGTTATCAGCAGTTCCAAGCTCTAAGTGATTTATTGATTCTTGAATTTGGATCGTTAGCAGTTTTCTTTGATGTTAACTTCTTTTTCATCCCACTCATCCTTGCACAGAATGATGCTCTACGAGGATTTCCTACTTTCTTTGAAGGTGCCTTAAGATCTGATCCTGGATTTTCATTCTCATAGGATTTTCTTCCTCTCTCATTTAATCCTCCTTTTTTATTTTTACCTTCTTTTCTTTGCCATGCAGCAACCTCAAGCATAAACTCTTCAAAGGTAATCATTTCACCAAGTTCTCCAAGTGCCTTTGCTTTACGAACTTTTTTAGGTCTTAATGGACCACCGTGCCCAGTTTCTCCCCCAGCAGCATCTCTTCTAGCATCTCTCTCTGGTTTCTTTTCTGGTGTATGAATTCCTGCTCTGCGAGTAGGTGAAAGTTCTTTTCTTGCAGCACTTCTTTCACGTTTTTTACGAGCATTCAAGAAATCATTCATAGTCATTCCTTCTGAAATATCTTCATCACTTGACATATATTCTGCTGCAGTATCAATAAAATCTGCTGCTCTAGTAATCTTAGATTGTACCCAAGCAGGAATTTGTTGATCTCCTTTTTTAATATGTTTTCTTAAAATATCAACTGCCCTTTCAATTTGATCAAACTCAACTCTTGCCATATATCCTTCTTCATCCTTCTTCTTTCCAGAAGCAACTTCCTTATGATCCTCATGAATCTTTGATTCATTAGTAGGATGAATTTTTGCAATAGTATATTTGTCCCACATAGAAGGACCCCATGAACATTCTTCTCTCTTCTCATTTTTTCTGCAAAGAAGGCAATATTTTGTGTCCTTTTCGTATTGCTCTTCTGAAGTAGTTTCTTCTTTCATGGGTTTCTGTTTTTCTACTTTTTTAAGTCTTGTATAATAATCTGGTAATTCATCTACATGTTGCAATGCTGTTATTCTTGCCCCACTCTTACTAGTGGTATGCTCACCTTCAATTTTAGTTCCTATGCGCACTTGCTTAATAATTTTATCCAAAGGAACTTTATGTTTTTTAGAGATTTCCTCTGGAGATCTATATGGTTTTGTAGGACCTTTTGGATCTTTCATATTAAGTATTATTCCTC